GTGGACCGAACCCCCAGCCGGGGAGACGCGCCCGCGAATAAAACTCTGGGTTTCGGAGGTCTGACATGGCTGTCGGAGGCCGAAAGCCTACAGCTACGCATCTGAAGATCGTCACAGGCAATCCAGGCAAGCGCGCCCTGAACAAGAACGAGCCGACGCCAGCGGGCGAGTTGGCTGGCCCTCCGGCGGACTGGACGCCGGAGCAGAAGGCGCTGTGGTGGGAAGTCGTGAATGCGGCGCCCGCGGGCGTCCTGACCGGCTCGGACTGCTTCCTGGTGGAGATCGCCGTTCGCAATCTTGCGAACCTGCGCGCGGCTGGCCCCGATATGACCGCAGCGCAGTCGGCCGAGATGCGTCGCTGCCTGGGCGAGATGGGCATGACGCCGAGCGAGCGCGCCAGGCTGTCCGCCCCAGGCGAGAAGAATACGAACCCATTTGCTGACCTATGACGGCCTATATCGCGATCGCCAGCAAGTACGCTCGGGATGTCGCCGAGGGGCGCCTGCTGGCCAACAAGTGGGTCCGGTTGGCCTGCAAGCGGCACCTGGATGACCTCAAGAGGGGGGATGACTTTACCTACCGCTTCGACGAAGCGAAGGCGGTCCGGGTCTGCAAGTTCATCGAGCTCATGCCCCACACCAAGGGCAAGTGGGCAGCCAAGGGCGAGCGCCTGAAGCTGGAGCCGTGGCAGTGCTTCATGACCTGCTGTGTGTTCGGGTGGGTCGGTAAGAGCAATGGGCTGCGACGGTTTCGCCGGGCGCTGCTGCTGGTGCCCCGGAAGAACGGCAAGTCGGCCTTCGCCGCGGCTGTCGGGCTCTACATGCTGGCCGCCGACGGGGAGCACGGCGCTGAGGTCTACAGCGGCGCCACCACCGAGAAACAGGCTTGGGAGGTCTTCCGGCCGGCCCGGCTGATGGCGCTGCGGAACGAGGCCCTGCGGGCGCACTTCGGGATCGAGGTCAACGCCTCGAACATCAACATCCTGTCCGATGCCAGTCGCTTCGAGCCAGTGGTGGGGAAGCCTGGAGACGGCGCCTCGCCCTCATGTTCGATCGTTGACGAGTACCACGAGCACGACACGGACGAGCTGCTGGACACCATGGAAACCGGCATGGGCGCCCGAGAGCAGCCCCTGTCGCTGATCATCACGACGGCCGGCGCCAACATGGCTGGCCCCTGCTACGCGCTGCAGCTTGAGGCGCAGAAGATGCTGGAGGGGGTGGCAGAGAACGACGAGTTCTTCGCGCTCATCTATGGCATTGATCCTGAGGATGAGTGGACGTCAGAGGCGGCCCTTCGGAAAGCCAACCCAAACTTCGACGTCTCGGTGGCCGGCGACTTCCTCGCCATTCGTCAGCGAGAGGCAATTGCGAACGCCAGAAAGCAGGGCGTCTTCAAAACCAAGCACCTCAATGTCTGGATCGGTGCAAGAGAGGCCTACTTCAATGTCCAGAAATGGCAGGAGTGCGAGGTAGACGGTCTCAAGCTGGACGACTTCGCCGGTGAGGAGTGCATCATCGGGCTTGACCTGGCGAGTAAGGTCGACATTGCCGCCCTGGAGATCCTGTTCCCGCTGGAGAACGGCCGATATGCCCGGTTCGGCCGGTACTACCTGCCCGAAGAGACGGTCAGCGCCGGCGAGAACGAGCACTATCAGGGCTGGTGGAACGAGAAGCGCCTAACTGTCACTGACGGCGAGATCATCGACTTCGAGCAGATCAGGGCCGACATCCTCGACCTCTCCAGTCGGTTCACTGTGCGTGAGGTCGCTTACGACCCTCATCAGGCGACCATGCTGATCACGTCGCTCATGGGTGAGGGGGTACCTTGCGTCGAGTTCCGGCCGACGGTGCTGAACTTCTCGGAGCCGATGAAGACGCTGGACGCCCTGATCCGCGCTGGTCGTATCAGCCACGACGGTGACCCCGTGATGACCTGGATGATCTCCAACGTGGTCGCGAAGAAGGACGCCAAGGATAACGTCTACCCCCGCAAGGAGCGGGATGAGAACAAGATCGACGGGGTTGTGGCTCTGATCATGGCCCTCGGCCGGGCGATCCTGGGCGATGAGACCCAGCGGTCTGTCTACGAGGACAGAGGCCTCACCGTGTTCGGAGGATAACCATGCCACCACCTCGGCTCGGTGCGTTGGCCCGGGAGCCAGTTCTCCCGGCCCGCCCCGCGGCGCAGAAGAGCGGCAGCATGTCGACCTCCACGGCAGGCCCCTGGCTGGCTGGCTGGGGCGGCGTCATGCCGGGTTCCACCGGTGTGCCGGTGAACCCGTTCAGCGCCCTTCAGGCGGCGGCCGTCTATGCCTGCGTGAAGCGCCTCTCGGAGGACGTCGGCAAGCTGCCGTTGCGGGTCCGCCGGCGGCTGCGCAAGGGCGGCTTCCGGGAGGACTATGATCACCCGCTGTGCCGGCTCTTCCGCCGGCCGAATGAGTGGCAGACCGCCTCGCAGTGCTGGAGCTACTACGTCTGGTCCCTGGCGCTTCGGGGCAACGCCTATGCGCCGGTGGTCCGAGGGCGCGCCGGTGAGCCGACGGCGATCGTGCCGGTCAGCCCGGACCGCGTCTCGCCGTTGCTCACGCCGGATGGGCGGCTCTGGTACCAGATCAGCCATCCCTATCTCGGTGAGGGGCTTCGGCTCGACCAGGGCAACGTCCTGCACGCCAAGGGGATGACCTTCGACGGCTACACCGGCGTCTCGCCGATCCTGCTGGCGCAGGACGTGGTCGGCCTCTCGCTGGCCACCCAGCAGCACGGCGCGACGCTGTTCCGCCAGGGCGCGCAGATCTCCGGTGTGCTGGAGGTGCCGAACAAGCTGAGCGCCGAGGCGGCGCAGCGGATGGCGTCCTCGTGGACGGCGGCTTACGGCGGGGTGCAGAACGCGAACAAGGTGGCCGTCCTGGAGGAGGGCACCAAGTTCGCCAAGATCGCCATGACCAACGAGGACGCGCAGTTCCTGGCCTCACGTCAGTTCAGCGTGGTGGAGATCTGCCGGCTCTTCGGGGTGCCACCGCACAAGGTTTTCGATCTGAGCAACGCCCACTTCTCGAACATCGAGAACTCGGAGCAGCAGTACATCAACGACACGCTGGTGCCGATCGCGCGCCAGGTCGAAGAGGTGCTCGAGCAGACGCTGCTCTGGGAGGATGAGCAGGGCGACATCGACATCCGCTTCGACTTCAATGAGCTGCTGCGGGGCGACCGCCTCACCCGCGTGCAGGCGCAGGTGTTGGAGGTCAACAACGGCCTGGCCAACGCCAACGAGGCTCGGATCGAGGAAGGCAAGGAGCCCTACGAGGGCGGCTGGACCTTCCGGACCCCGCTGAACACGGCTGATGCCAATGCTGCCCCCGGCGATGTCGCGCCTTCGCCTGGGACTGAAGATCAACCGGCGCCGACCGACCGATCAAGCGGGGAGACCTGATATGGCGAAGGACACCAAGCCCCGCGCCAGCCTGCAGCGCTTCAAGAGCCTGGCCAGGGCGGGGAAGGCGCAGGCCGCCACGCCGTTGCTCAGCAAGTCGGTCGTGTCGACCGTGGGCGCGGTGCAGGACCGGACGGTCCGCTTCGTCATCTCGACGGCGGGCGTGGATCGTGACCTCGACACCGTGGCGCTGGAGGGGTGGGACCTGACCGCCTACCGCCGGAACCCGGTGGTGCTCTGGGGCCATGACGCGGACGAGCTGCCCATCGGCAAGTGCACCGAGATCGGCGTGACCGATGGCGCGCTGCGGGCTGTGGTGGAGTTCGTGCCGGCCGACATGCCCGTGGTGGGTGACCGGGCCGAGGCGGTGCTGCGCATGTGCCGCGACGGCTTCCTGTCGGCGACCAGCGTCGGCTTCCGGCCGCTGGAATGGAAGATCACCGAGGACCCGGAGCGCGGGGCGGACGACTGGATGCCGGGCTTCGACTTCCTCCGGCAGGAGCTGATGGAGTTCAGCATCGTTAGCATCCCGGCAAATCCGGAGGCTCTGATGGAGGAGCCAGCCGCCGGCGAGATGCAGCTCTCCGGCCGTCAGGAGGCGGTGAAGGCCGTCGCGGAGCGGCTGCGCGGCAACCTGAGCCGCAAGGGCATGTACGACGTGTCCTGCTTGGCCAACCTGCTCAGTGAGCTTGGCTGGCTGCATGATTCGACCTCTTGGGAAGCAGAGCATGAGGGCGACGGCTCCACCGTGCCGGCTCAGCTCGGGGAAGCGCTCCGAATTTTGGGCGACGCCCTGGTGGCAATGTCCGCCGAGGAAGTCGCCGAGATGCTGGCCACCACCGCCCAGCAACAGCAGCGTGCCGCTGTGGCGGCCGCGCGCAAGCAGCGTCAGCTCGATGCGCGACTGATCGCGCTCGGCTGAGAGCGATAGCCCCATCCGGCCTTGGGCAAGCCGACCTGCGCCGCTTGGCGCACCCAGACCACATGGATGAGGTTGACGATGAAGAAGCTCGCCGAGCTGAAGCGCGCGCGTGCGACGATGGCCAAGCGCCTGCAGGATCTGGCCCTGAAGGAGGCTGACCTGCCGGAGGGCGAGGAGCTCCCCTCGGAGGAGCTGACCGAGATCGAGAAGCTCAAGCTCGATATCGCGGAGATGGACGGCCGCATTGGCCGCCTGGAGGAGGCCCTGTCCGTCATGGCGGACGCCGCGGAGCCGCTCGAAGGTGGCGATGCCGAGCCCGGCGATACGGTCGACACCTCGGCCGAGACGGAAGAGGAGCGCCGCGTGCGGGCGATGAACGGCAAGGGCGCCCGCTTGACGCCTCATGGCTACGGCGAGCCGCAGCGCAAGAATGCGCCGGGCAATTTCGTTGCCCGGATGATGATCGCCCGAGCCTGGGTCAAGTCCGGCATGTCCTACAAGGACGCCGCGGCCGAGATCGAGCGTCGTTTCAGCGACAAGGCGGTTGCCAAGGCGCTGAACACCGCCGGCGTGGGCACCGGCGGCGCGCTGATCCCGCAGCACTATGTGCAGGAGATCATCGATCTGCTGCGCGCCCAGGCGGTCGTGCGCAAGCTGAACCCCGAATTCCGCGACATGCCTTTCGGCAACATGACGATCCCGCGCCTGGTGAGCCCGGCGACGGCCAGCTATGGCGGCGAGCTTGACGCCATCCAGGTCAGTCAGCAGAGCTTTGACGCGCTGCAGCTCAACGCCAAGAAACTGACGGCCGTGGTTCCGGTGTCCAACGACCTCATCCGGCGCACGCCGATGAATGTTGAGGGGATCATCACCGGGGATCTGGTGCGGACGACGGCGCTGCGCGAGGATCTTGCGTTCCTGCTGGCTGATGGGTCGCAGGGCACGCCTGTGGGCCTCTACAATCAGGCCCTTGCGGCGAACAAGATTACCATCCCGGCGTTCACCGGCACCGATAACGCCACCATCCTCAGTGCGGTGGTCGGCGCGGTGAATGCCATGAAGCTCACCATGCGGCAGGGCATGAGCGGCATGGTGCGCCCGGCATGGATCATGTCGCCGGTCACCGAAGCGTTCCTGCGCGGCCTTCGCGATCAGGTCGGCAGCTTCGTCTACAAGGACGAACTGGACGCTGGACGGTTCGAGGGGCTGCCTTTCGAGGTGACCCAGCAGATCCCCACCAACATCAACACCGGCACAACCGAGGCTCCGGTCAACAACGGCGCCTACCTGATGCTCGTGGACTTTGCCGACGTCATCGTGGCCGACACGATGAACTACCAGATGGATATCTCGGACCAGGCCACCTATGTCACGGGCGGCCAGACAGTCTCGGCTTTCCAGATGGACCAGACGGTGTTCCGGGTGATCCAGGAGCACGACATCGGCGTCAAGCATCAGGCCTCCATCGTGGTCGCCATGCTCCCCGGCTGGGCGCCTGCCGGCTACACCAACTTCAGCGGCGGCAACGCCTACTATGCCCAGGCACCGTCCAACAGCATGTCGGCCGCGCCGTCGACCTGGGGTGTCGCTGCGCCGACGGGTAGCAACAACCCGGCTAACATCGCTGCGAACGTGCCTGGCGGCACGCAGCCGGGCCGGGTCTGAGCCTGCGCGGCCAGGGGTGTGCCCTGGCCGGTCCTACCCCAGAAAGGTGAGATGATGCCCCCGAAGGATCTTAATGAGGGCCAGCCGCAGATGGTCGCGGTCGGTTCCCCCGAGTTCAATTCCGCCGTTCAGGAAGCTGTGCGGGCCGCGCTCCTGCAGTCCCCCATGCCTCAGCCTGAGCCGCGCACTGTCGCCACCCAGACTCCAGCAATCATCCCGCAGACTCCGATTGATCTGACCAAGCCCGGCAAGGACGATCTGACGGTCCGCTTCCTGCGGTTCTGCGAATTCCAAAACTCGGGCTACCAGCGCGGCCAGGAGGCCGGTTTCCCGCGCCAGGCGGCAATGGACCTTGTCGCATCCCGGGCCGCGACGATTGCCCATGATCCCCGAACAGTCCGGGCAGCCTGAGCCGATAGAGCGTGCGGCCGAGGAACCAACCGCGGCCGACACGCCATCCGACCCGCAGGTGACGCCGACAGAGGTGGCCGAGCGGGAGAAGCGGGCGCTGGAGCGCCGAATTGGCCGCAGCCCGCGGCACATCGTCACGAAGTAGGAGGACGCTATGCCCGAGAAATCCGAGGATCCGAAGGTCACTAATGACGCCGAAATCATCGGTCGCCGTGAGAAGCAGGCGGCCCCGACGCCGGGGCTGAGCGTGTCGCCTGATCTGACCGAGGTGCCGGACAGCCCGGTTCCGGGCGCAGATCGCTCCCATGTCTATGGGCCTCAGCAGGCGGCGGCCGATCCGGTCCTGGCTGGCCTGGATACGCAGTATGACCCGGCAACCCGCAATGAGCTGCGCAGCATGACCGACGGCGAGGGCCACATCGTTGCCCCGCCATCCGATGAAGAGGCGAACGCTGTCCCTGGTCCGACGGGCGCGTCCATCGCCAGCACGGTCCAGCCCGCTGTGGTGGAGAAGCAGGCCGAAGCTCAACCGGTCGACACGACCAAGCCTGCCGATATGACCAAGTCCAACAAGACCGCCAAGCCGCTCCCTTGAGGCGCCATGCACACCTCGCTGCGCGTCATCAAGGCGCCGGAGCACCTGCCGGTGAGCCTCGGTGACGCGGCGAGGCACTGCCGGCTGGACGTCGAGGAACCCGAGCTCAAGGTGTACCTCGGTGCCGCCATTTCCTGGGCCGAGACCTGGCTCGGCCGGGCTCTGATCACCCAGGCCTTGCGGGTCACCTATGGCGGCCTCCAGGCGCACCCGAGCGGCGTCGGCTTCCCCAGACTGACGGGGCGTCTTGCCTATCCCTGGACCTTCTGGCCGCAGGCCTGGCGCCGGCCACTCGAACTGCCCCGCTCTCCCGTACAGCAGGTCTGTTCGGTGTCGGTGCTCCGGGCGGACGGCGAGCAGATCGACCTCGAGGCCGACCAGTACAGCCAGGCTGTGCAGGGCGAGCCTGGGACGGTCACCATCCAGGGGGCGGTTCTGCCCGGCCCCTCCGACCAAGTCAGCATCGAGTTCGTGGCTGGCTACGGAAATGGTGAGAAGGATGTGCCGCTGCCGATCCGCCAGGGCATCCTGCTGCTGACCGCCTTCCTCTACGAGCACCGTGGAGACGCCGGCGGCGACCCGCCGAAGGCCGCGGAGATGCTGATGTGGCCCTACCGGCTCGTGACCTTCGGAGGCTGAGGCCATGGCCGACACGGTCCCGATTGGCGAACTGCGCTGGCCGGTGCGGATCTATCGGCGGGACCAGATCCCCGCGATGACGGCTACGGGGATCACCGAGACGCTGGAACCGCTGGCGCGCCGCATGGCGAAGATCGAGCCTGCCCGCCCCATGACCTTCTACGGCAGCGTCCAGGTCGACACGCCGGTGACCCACATGATCTGGATGCGCTGGGTCGGTGGATTGGACACGACGCACGCCGTGCTGCGGACCACCACCACCCCGGAGGAGAAGGCCCGGCGCGAAGTCTTCCGCGTCCGGCGCGTGCTGGAGATGGGCGGCCGGAAGCGCTTCGTGATGGTTGAGGCGGAACTGGAGCGGGGAGGAATCTGACGTGGCCAGTGCGGTACCCATCCGCGTCTCGGCGCCGAGCGCCAAATTCACCTACGACAAGAAGGCGCTGCGCCAGACGATGCGCGCGGCCGGTGCCGAGGTGGCGCAGGCAGCGCGGGCGCAGCTGCGGTCCAGCCAGGGAACCGGCCGGGTCTACTACGGCTCCGGCGGGTCCTCGTCCTACCGCGGCGGCTACAAGTCCGGCCGCTATCAGGCTTCGGCGGCGGGGCAGGCGCCCGTCCGCGTCACCGGGACGCTCGCGCGCTCCATCAAGGTGCGCCCTTTCAAGAGCGGCGAGGGCGTCGCGATCCGCGACACCGCCTTCTATGCGCTGTTCCTGGAGGCTGGCGCCCAAGGCGGCGGCCGGAAGAGCGCAGGCGGCAAGCGAATAAGCCGCAAGCAACAGGCCAGGACCGGCCGCGTGCTCGAGCCGCGCCAGTTCCTGACCTCGGCCTTGGAGGGACGGCGCGCTGACCTGCGGAAGCGGATCGAAGACAGTGTTCAGCGGGACATCGGGTTCGTGAGGGTGAAGCCCTGATGGCAAAGCCTCCGCCGGCCCGGTCATCTGTCATGCCGCCGATCGGCGCGGCCACTTCCGCCTGGGAGCTCACGGGCGTCCATGAGTTCCGCCGCGGCTGGTTTGGCCGTCCTGTACTCTATGTCGCGGAGCGGCGCCGCGCATGGCGGCCCGTCGTCACTGGATACACCCCTGCCAATTGGCAGGATCAGGCGCGTTGGCGCCGCGCCCGCATGTCTGACCTGGAGCGGCTGCCATGAACCTCGATGTGGTGATCCAGCAGATCAGGACCCATGCGCCCGTATTTGAGGATCGCGTGGCCGGCGCCGCAGACTATGCGCTGGCCGCCGACCAGATCTGGCTAAGGCAGCCGGCCGCCTATGTCATCCCGCTCGAGGATGACCCCAGCGAGAACGAGAACCGCACCGGGATCTATCAAGTCGTGCGCGAGAAGATCGGTGTCGTGGTCGATCTCAGCAATGCCGTTGATCCGACGGATCGGCGCGGACAGGGTGCGGCCAGCCAGGCTGTGGACCCTTACCGCGCCGTCCTCTGGCGCGCCCTGCTGAACTGGCGGCCGGACCCGCAGCGCCAGGCGCGTGGCTTTGCCTATGCGGGTGGCGGGTTGGTGGGCGGCGGTCTGACCCGCCAGTGGCTGCGCTGGCAGTTCGACTTCGTGGTGGAAACCACGCTGACCACCGAGGACGGCTGGCGTCCGTCCTCTGAGCCACTCCGCGAGATCCAGGGCACGGTGGTCGACCCGGACAGCGGCAGCCAGATGGCTGAATTCCGCGCGTATCCCGCGCAGACCTGACCCAGGAGAACTCGATGTACGTGAAGCCGGTCAAGGGTCGCGAGGTGCGCGACCCGGTGACGCAGCGCGCCGTGCCGCCCGAGGGGCGCGAGGTGCCTGATATCGCCTTCTGGCAGCGCCGCCTGCGAGATGGCGATGTCAAACTGTCCGACCCGCCGAAGCCCGCCGACAAGGCGTCGCCCGCTGAAGCCAAGGGCTGAGGAGACCGGCCGTGATCGACTTCTCCCACTACGACACCAGCAACCGGGTTCCTGGCGTCTATGCCGAGGTGGACCCCTCGGGCGCGAATACCGGTGCCGCCATCCAGCGGTCCCTGATCATTGCCCAGGGCGAGGCAAGCAAGGTCACCGCCGCGCAGTCCGGCCTGCCGGTGATCTTCTCCGGCCAGTCGGACGCGGAGGCGCTGTACGGCGCCCGCTCGCCGCTGGCGATGATGACCAAGGTGTACCGCCGCGCGGACTCGTTCGGTGAGCTGTGGGTCCTGCCCCTGGCGGACGCGGACGGCGCCGCCGCGGCCACTGGCACGCTGGCCTTCACCGGCACGGCCTCGGCGGCCGGAACGATCGGCGTCTATGTCGGCGGTGTCCGGGTGCCGGTTCCGGTCAGCGCCGGCGACACGGCGGCTATCGTCGCGGGCAATGTGGCGGCGGCCTGCTCCACGGCCATCCTGCCGGCGATCGCGGCGGAGGCCTCTGGCACCGTCACCTTCACCGCGATCGGGAAGGGCACCTGGGGCAACGACATCCCGATCCTGCTGAACTTCGGCGGCATCCTGGCCGGTGAGGTCATGCCAGCGGGCCTGACGGCCACGGTGACCGCGATGTCGGGCGGCACCGGTGTGCCGCCTCTGGCCGCCGCCCTGGCGAACCTGGGCGAGACCGCCTTCGACTTCATCGTCTGCCCCTACAACGACACCGCGTCGCTGGACGCGTTGAAGGCGTTCTTCGACGATGTCAGTGGCCGCTGGTCCTGGCAGCAGATGCTCTATGGCGGCTTCTTCACCGCCTTCCGCGGCACGCTGGGCGAGCGGATCGCCTACGGCACGGCGCGCAACGACCCGCATGGCTCCAGCATCGGCGCCAAGGGCAGCCCGTCGCCCGCGTGGCTCTGGGCGGCATCCTACGGCGGCGTCTGCGCGGCCAGCCTGCGCGTGGACCCGGCGCTGCCGCTGCAGAACATCGCCCTGCCAGGGATCATCGCGCCGCCAATCGCCGATCGGGACGATCTTCCGGAGCGCAACAGCCTGCTCTATGCCGGCAACTCCACCTACAAGGTGGGGAACGACGGCACGGTCTATCTGGACCGGGCGGTGACCTTCTACCAGGAGAATGCCGCGGGCGTCGCGGACAATGCCTATCTCGACGTCGAGACCCCCTACACGCTGCAGTACCTGATCCGGGACATGCGGACGCATCTGGCGACCGTTTATGCCCGCAAGAAGCTGGTCGCGGACGGTGCCACCATCGAGGGCGGCTCGAACATGGTGACCAGCCAGACGGTGCTGGCGAGCGCCATCGCGCGCTATCGCACCTACTGCGAGGTGCTCGGGCTGGCGCAGAACTTCGAGGCCTTCCGCACCGGGGCGCGTGCCGAAAACGCAGGCAACGGCGTGGTCAAGCTGCTGGCGCCCTTCGACGTTGCCAACCAGCTCCGCGTGATCGCGATCAAGGTCAATTTCCTGAAGTCCTGAGGAGGGGCTGACCATGGCTTTGTACAATGGCCCCGCGGTCACTGGCGGGCAGCGGGGTGGTGTCGCCTTCCTCACGATCAATGGTGAGGCAGTCGATGTGGCCAGCGATCTGACTTACGATGCGACGGACCGCACTCGTGAGGACGTCGTCGGGCAGAGCGGCGTCCAGGGCTTCAGCGAGGCCTTCAAGACCGGCCGCATCACAGCGAAGATCCGCGATGCGCGCTACCTGTCGCAGGCCGCCTTCATGGCGCTGACCAATGCCTCCGTCGTGGGGCAGCTGGCGAACGGCAAGACGGTGTCGGGCGACGGGATGTGGTGCGCGGAGTGCTCGCCGGTTGCGACGTCCGACGGGACCTTCGACGTCACCTTCTCCGGCCGCCGCGTGACCGAGACCTGAGCATGAAACTGCCCGACACCCTGCCGGCGCCGGAACTGGCGCTCGACCTGCGCAAGCCGCTCTCCATCCGGGGCGGCACGCTGGCAATGCTGAAGCTGCGGGAACCGAGCGCTGCGGAGGTCTGGAAGGCCGAGGCACACATCCAGAACGATGCCGGCCCGGAGGCCGTCACGCTGTACCTCCGCGAACTGACGGCGCAGGTCTGCGGCATCGCCCGGGCCGAGGACCTGGACGAGGTGCCGACGGGCATTCTCGGGCAGGCCGGGGAATACTTCTCCGGCTTCACCGAGGCGGGTCTGGAGCCGGCCGAGATTGGTCTGGATGCGGTCGCGCAGCCGGAGCAGTGGGATCTGGAACTGCCGAAGCCGGTGAGCTTCCAGGGCATCGAGTATGCCACCCTGATGCTGACGGAGCCGCTCACCGGCATCGTCCGCAAGGCGCAGGGCCACCTGCGCAAGGGCATCGGCCCGCAGTCACTGCGGTCCTACCAGCTTTGGCTGGTCTCCGGAACGGCCGGGGTGCCCTACCAGGTGGTCCAGGCGCTGCCGGTCAGCACGCTGAATGCCGCGGCGCTGTACCTGCAGGGTTTTATCGGGCCTGGCCGGCGAACTGGGACGAGCTGACCCTCGATCTCGCCAAGTTCTACGGCTGGGCGCCTGACGCGGCCTGGCAGGTGACCGGGACCGACCTGCTGGTCTGGCTTGAGCGCGCCAATGAAATGATCAAGGCGCAGAAAAGGAGCTGAGTGTGGCCAACGGGTTCAGCGTCAC